AGAAATTATCGGAAACGCAATCTCTGAAGATTCTTCAAAAGTGGCGAAAGCAACCTCAAAATTTGATGAAATAATGAGAGAAGCTATCAAAATGAAAGAAGAATTTGAAGATTATCAAGAAGAAGAAGGGATTGATTCTGATGAAGACGAAGACGATGGATTAGATGATTTCTTGGGTAGTTTAGGTATATCGAGACCTAAATAACCAAAAATTACTTTTGAATAATAAAGAACAATTAATTATTGAGATAACGAAGTGCATGAGGAATACTCCCTACGCACTTCGTACTTATTTACAGACATACGATAATACTGTGTCAAAATATGTTCCGTTAGATTTATTTCCGGACCAAATATCTTTGATTGAGGATTACGATAACTACAATGAAAATATTGCCCTTAAGTATAGACAAGCAGGAGTTTCAACAGTAACTGCTGCATGGGCATCAAAAAAATTAGTATTTGCCAAAAAAAATAAACCTGAAAAAATTCTAATTATTGCCAATAAATTGGATACTTCCATGGAAATGGCTAACAAAGTTAGAGGTTTCACAGAACAATGGCCAAGTTGGGTTGGAGTAGGTTTTTCCAGTGAAAAAAATTCACAACGACATTTTAAATTAACGAATGGGTGTGAAGTTAAAGCCGTTGCTACATCTCGAGATGCTTTAAGGGGATATACCCCAACCATCCTGATATTTGATGAGGCGGCGTTTATTGAGGCTGACGGAGACTTTTGGTCAGCGTGTATGGCATCCTTATCTACAGGGGGTAAAGTAATTGTGGTATCAACACCAAATGGTTATGACCCAATCTATTATGAGATTTATGACCAAGCACTTAGAAATATGAATGACTTCAAAATTTCTGAAATGTTTTGGTATCGTGACCCTCGATATACAAAAGATTTGTATATGGTGAAAACTCATGATTTGGTACATTTTTTATTAAATCGAGAAGAATATAACCTTGATGATGTCATAATTGACCTATCAATGGCAAATCCATTTGAAAGAGACCATAGTATTGTAACAAACTATATTGAACAAGGTTATAAACCATGTTCTGCTTGGTTTGAAGGGATGGTTAAAAAATTAAAATATGATAGACGTAAAGTTGCTCAGGAGTTAGAATGTAACTTCTTAGGTTCCGGAGATAACGTATTTGATTCTGATTTAATGCAAGATATTGCTAAAAACCAAGTAAGAGACCCTCAAGCTAAAATGATGGGTGGTGGATTATGGATATGGAAAGAACCTGTAAATGGACATAAATATGTTATGGGTTGTGACGTATCTCGTGGTGACTCTGAAGATTTCTCAAGTATTGAAATTATTGATTTTGATACTCGAGAACAAGTATTAGAATATGTTGGAAAAGTCCCACCGGATGTTTTAGCAGAAGTTGCCTATAAGTGGGGTACAATGTATAATGCATATTGTGTTGTGGATATTACGGGTGGTATGGGAGTTTCAACCGCAAGAAAACTACAAGAGATGAACTACCAAGGTGGTTTATATGTTGATGGTGTTGATACAACCAATAAGTGGAAATATGACCCAAAAATAAATGAAAAAATTCCGGGAATTAATTTTAATTCAAAAAGAGTACAAATCATTGCTGCGTTTGAAGAGTCTATGAGACATAAGTTTAGAATTTATTCTAGTCGTCTTTATAACGAAATGAACACATTTGTTTATATTAACGGAAGACCTGACCATCAAAAAATGCATCACGATGATTGTATTATGAGTATTGCGATGGCAATATATGTTGCAGAAAAATCATTTCAATCATTAGAAAAAGTAACTAACCATACACGAGCGATGTTGAATTCTTGGTCTACCTCAGTAAATGAAAATAAAAACGCTTCAGAATTCTTTAATCCAATGGTTCCTCAAATGGGTAGACAACAACCAATGAACCAAGGGCCAACTAAGGAAGATTACCAAAAGTATGGGTGGTTATTTGGTGGGTAATACTATTTATATTACTGAGGAAACAAGTAAATTTATATCATGAGTGAACAACAAAATAATATGACGGTATGGCAGAGATTATCCCAAACATTTGGGCCGAATTCTATGTTGAATCAAGATTATCCAACATTTAAGTTTGATAAGAAGGAATTATTACGTACCAAAAGTAAAGAAGAATACGAAAAAGAGAAGTTACAGGCACAACAAACCTATTACTTAACAAATCAATGGGCTAAAGTTGAGAATAATTTATACTCACAGGCAATCTATTACGAACCATCAAGATTGTCGGCACAATACGATTACGAATCAATGGAATATACTCCTGAGATTTCAGCTGCGTTAGATATCTATGCGGAAGAATCGACAACAACAAATGAAGATGGTTTTATTCTACAAATTTATTCCGAATCAAAAAGAATAAAAGGTGTATTGGCAGATTTATTTAATAACTCACTTGATATTAACACTAACTTACCAATGTGGACAAGAAACACTTGTAAGTATGGAGATAACTTTATTTATTTAAAATTAGACCCAGAAAAAGGTATTGTAGGTGTACAACAATTACCAACAATTGAAATTGAACGACATGAGGTAGGGGTAAGTGCAAAAATATCAACAGACATAACACATGAAATAGATAAAGATAAAAAGGCACTTCATTTTACTTGGAAGAATAAAAATATGGAATTCCAATCATGGGAAATTGGTCATTTTAGATTATTAGGTGATGACCGAAAACTCCCTTATGGTACTTCTATGTTGGAAAAGGCGAGAAGAATTTGGAAACAATTATTACTATGTGAGGATGCGATGTTAATTTATCGTACATCAAGAGCACCTGAAAGAAAATTATTTAAAGTCTTTGTTGGTAACATGAATGATGATGATGTTGAAGCATATGTACAACGAGTTGCAAACAAATTCAAAAGAGAACAAATTGTTGATAGTAAAACAGGTAACGTAGATATGAGGTTTAATCAAATGGCGGTTGACCAAGATTTCTTTATTCCTGTTAGAGACCCTGCGGCTCCGGACCCAATTACTACATTACCGGGAGCAACAAACTTATCAGAAATTGCAGATATTGAATATATCCAAAAGAAATTATTAACGGCTCTTCGTGTACCTAAAGCGTTTTTAGGATTTGAAGAAGTTGTTGGGGACGGTAAGAATTTATCATTGCAAGATATTCGTTTTGCTAGAACTATTAATAGAATTCAAAAAAGTATGATTGCAGAATTAAATAAAATTGCAATTGTACATTTATTTTTATTAGGGTTTGAAGATGAATTAGAAAATTTTACATTAGGGTTAACTAATCCATCGACTCAGGCGGACTTGTTAAAAATTGACGTTTGGAAAGAAAAAGTATTGTTGTATAAAGATTTAGTTTCTGACCCAGGAAATGGTATTCAAGCAACTTCATCTACTTGGGCTAAAAAACACATATTTGGATGGTCTGATGAAGAAGTTCGTTTAGATTTACAACAACAAAGAGTTGAAAGAGCGGTTGGTGAAGAACTTAAAGCAACTCCTACTGTTATAACTAAAACAGGTTTATTTGATAATATTGATAAACTTTATGGTAATGCATCAGGTTCTACTGCAACATCTACATCTACAGAAACATCAGAACCAACACCATCATTTGGTGGAGGTGGATTTGAAACTGCAGATTTAGGTGGAGGAGAAGAATTACCACCGGCAGGTGAAGAAACAGTTGCACCACCAGCGGGGGGAGAGGCTGAAATAACACCAGAATCACGAATGAGTAACTTAAATATGTTAGTGGAAAATAACTTAATTGAGGGGGCTCAAATGATTAATTTAGGTCATGGACAAGATTCTTTAGGAGAAATTTCAAAAGAATTGGATAAGTTACTAAATTCCTAATATTTATTTAATAAAATTAAGTGTAATGACCTTCGGAAACCTAAAATCCATAATCGAAAAAAATCTACTTGAGTCATATAGTGACGAGAAAGATTTTAAAAAATCTTTAAGAGAGTTCAAACATAATGTTCTGAACAATAAATCTATGTCAAAGGCTTATGCTTTGTATGACCAATTAAGTACTCCTCAAGGTTTATCCGAACAGGATGCTAAAGAATTTTTAGAAGAAGGGATTAGTTTATTACATAAAATTTTACCAACAATAAAATCACCAAAAAGTTTATCAGAAAAAATTGAAAATAATTATTCCGATTTAGATGTTTTGGCATATTCAAATAAGTTAAATTTACTTGAAAGAGTTAATGCTAAAAAAAATATAATTAAAGTTTTAACAACTAAAAAAGAAATCGTTAAAGAATCTATTAATATTCCAATTAAATCGATGGTTAGTATTGCCAACCAAACATTAAGAGGGTACATTGAGAACTTAGATGAGAATTCTAAAAAAGAATTTTTTCAATTAATATCGGAAGATACAAAAACTCTTGAAAATAAATTTGAAGTTCTACGTGAAAATACTATTACAAAACTTAAATTAATGTTAGAAACTGAACAAGAGTTTGAAATAAAAACAAAAATATCTGAAACTATTGATAGATTGAAAGATGAAAAATTTGACCAAATAAACTTCTTAAAACTTAAAAATTTAGAAGAATCCATTTAATTTAACATATTAGATTATAATTCAATAAGTGTTTTTACAATATAAAAGTAAAAACACTTTTTTTTTTGACTTAAACTAAAATTTCAATTATATTTTAACATAACCAATAAACATTTATAATGAAAAATATTAATGAAAAAAGGAAAAAGTGTAAAATTAAATTTATACAATCCAATTAAATCGGTCTATGGTACCGTAGACTCAAAAAACTTAAAATCTGTTTACATTAACATCCAATCATGGGTAACCCCAAAAGACGAATACGATAATTGGAACCGAGTTGTATCTAATTTAAGTCGAGAAATTAAACACTCAGTTTATGAATCGATTAACACCGATTTATTTCAAGATAAAAGTATTGTTGATTTAGACTTAAGGACTAGCGGAATATCCCATGGTAAAAAATCATTTTTTAATTTAGAAATTAATCTATATACAACAAATGAATTAGATTTTAAATCACCGGAAATTAAAGAATCTGTAAAAAATATAGTTCAATCCATCTATAATAATAACATCACAACAAACAAATATTTTGAATTTTCAACTACAAAAAAAGAGATTACCTTGTAAAGTATCATAATTGATATATTTATCTTAAAAAGAATTAATGAAACAATTAAGAATATTAGAGGCAACCGAAACCGGACATGGTATATTAGTTGAGGCTGACGCAGGTTGGGTATCACCAAAAGATAAACATAATGAAAAGGTTTTAAAAGAGGCTAAAGAAATGGATTATAGAAATCCGTTTGAATTTTACGCTGTCTTGCAAAAATATGACACACCTAATAGAAATGGTAGAACATATCCTGAAAGAATATTAAAAAGAGAGGCCGATAATTATAAAAAGGCAATTGAAAAAGGATTATCTACTTCAGAATTAAATCACCCTGAATCATCATTAATTGACTTAGATAGAGTATCTCACATAATTACAGATATATGGTGGGATAGAAATATATTAATGGGTAAACTTAAGTTATTAACCTCACCGGGATTCCACGAAAGAGGGATTGTATCAACTAAAGGAGACCAAGCGGCCAACTTAATGAGACAAGGTGTTACTTTAGGTATTTCTTCTCGTGGTGTTGGTTCACTTAAAAAAGTTGGTGAAAGAAATGAGGTTCAAGATGATTTTGAATTAATTTGTTTTGACTTAGTTTCATCCCCATCAACACCGGGAGCTTATTTATTTTCAAATGCTGACGATAGAGACAAGTATGAGGAAAATTTAGAAGAAGAAAAAAAATATAAACAAAAAGACGAATATGTTGAAAAGTCAGTTGACTTAATGAAAAAATTAAACGATTTTTTAGGAAAATAAAAACACACATGGAAGAAAAGTATTTCGTAGCAAAAATTCAGTATGACTTACCTGATGAAAACACAGGTAAAATTAAAAAAATCAGAGAAGAAAAACTTGTAGAAGGGTATTCAGTAACAGATGTTGAGGCCAAGGTTACAAAAAAATATGAGGGGTTCACACACGAGTGGAGAATAACCGCAGTCTCTGAAAGTAAAATTGATGAAGTAATTCAATAATTAATTTAACACTAATTTAAATAAAGTGGTCGTAATTGACCACTTTTTTTTTACACTTATTTAAAGTTTATTTTGTCTAATAGTTAGATAATATAAACTTTTTTTGTTTTTGGTAATATTTATTATGAAAATAACAATAATTTTTCATGCAAGAAAATAACAAATTAGTACAAGAGGCACTTATTCAAATGAAACAAGTTGAAGAAGCTATTGCCGAGAATGCAAAAGGAATACTTGCTTCAACTATGAAGGAAGAAATCAATCAGCTAGTAAAAGAATCTCTTTCTGAACAAGATTTAGAAGATGATGAGGTTGAATTAGATGTTGACATGGATGATGAAATGGACTCTGATGAAGAGGAAATGGATTTTGATATGGATACTGATAATGAAGACGAAGATGAAATGGACATTGAAATGGATTTTGATATGGACATGGATTCAGACGAAAGTCCAATCGACTTAACAGGTGCATCAGATGAAGAAATTCTGAAAGTATTTAAAGCTATGGGTGAAGAAGATGGAATCATTGTAAAAAAAGACGGTGATGATATCCACTTAACTGATAATGATACTGATGAAGAGTATTTAGTCAAACTTGGTGAATCTGAAGAGGATGTATTTGGTGAAGAAATGGATGAAGAAATGGATGAAGAAATGTATGAAGAAATGGATGACATTAATTTTGAAATGGGAGAAGAAATGGATGACCAAACAACCGATGATGTTATTGATGCAATTTTTGCTGACGGTGACGTTGACGACATCGAAAATTTAGAAGAAGAATCAGATGATATTGTATTCGAAATTCAATTTGATGACGAAGATGATAATGATGCAGAAGATGATAATAACATGATGGATGAAGAAGATACGGACATAGAAGAGTCTTACAACCCAAGAAGAGCTGTGAGAGAATCAAAATCAACTGCTAAAGGTAGAGTTGGCTCAGGACCTAAATTTACTTACAAAGATAAAGCCTCAGGCGGATTCAATGAAAAAAGAAAAGAAGGACCTAAATCTGTTGGTACAGGTAAAGCTAAATTCGAATACAAGAAAGGTGAAAATATGGAAGGAACTTCCAAAGTTGTGAAAGCAGAAACAAAAGAAGGTGATTACGGAATGAACAAGGGTGATAAATCTAAAACTCATAGAGGTGATAAAGATTACACTACTAAAAAAGGTGACACTTTAAAAAGAAAAGCTTTTGAAAAAGAAGAAACTAAAGAAGCTGCTAGAACTTATGGAATGGGTTCCAAAGAAGGTAGAGGTTTAAGAAAAGGTATTACTCCAAATCGTAATATTGTTTATAAAGAATCTACTGAAGAAGTTAAAATGTTAAGAGAGAAAAATGAAGAATATAGAAAAGCGTTAAATGTTTTCAGAGAAAAACTTAACGAAGTTGCTATCTTCAATTCGAACTTGGCATATGCGACTAGATTGTTTACTGAACATTCGACTACTAAAAAAGAAAAAATTAATATCTTAAGAAGATTCGACGATGTTGAAACTTTAAAAGAATCTAAAAATCTTTATCAGTCAATCAAAGGTGAATTATCTAAACCGGAAATTAAAAAATCACTTAGTGAATCGGTAGAAAACAAAATTCAAAAAACTGTATCTACAGGTTCATCGACTACTTTAATTGAATCAAAAACTTACGAAAATCCTCAATTCATGAGAATGAAAGATTTAATGAGTAAATTAGGGTAATCAAAAATAAATAAATAAAAATTAAAAACCAAATATTTTAAAATGGGAGCATTATTAGAATCAGGATTAGTTGGTAACATCGGGTTAAAACACCTTAAAGTTATCAAAGAAGACACAATCAACAAATGGGACAAATTAGGATTCTTAGAGGGTCTTAAAGGTCACATGAGAGAAAACGTTGCACAATTATATGAAAACCAAGCATCGTATTTAATTAACGAAGCATCAACTACATCTGACACAGGTGCATTTGAAACAGTGGTTTTCCCAATTGTTAGAAGAGTATTCTCTAAATTATTATCTAACGATATCGTTTCTGTACAAGCTATGAACTTACCAATTGGTAAATTATTCTACTTTGTACCAAACATTCAGTCATATTCAAACGAACTTGACGCTAGTTATCCTGGAACAGGAATTCACTACGCACCTTACGGTTCTCCAAACGCGTCTGACACTCAAACACCTAATTCAGGTTATGACTATAATAATACTAAAGACCTTTACGATAGATTCTACGAAGGTAATGAACCAGCGTTAGACCCACCAGGTTTATATGACTATTCAAAAGGACAATATTCTGCAATCACAGCTTATGTTACAACAGTTGCATGGACAGGTGATTCATTAGTTCCTTCAGCTTATACACAATCTGATTATAGAAAAGTATTAGTTGTTATGTCAGGTTTCGCAACTGCTGGTGAAGGTAAATTAATTGGACCTGATGGTAACCCAATCGATAACGAATCTTTCTTATCTGATTTAACAATTTTAGGTGTTGCTGGAAATGCTACAACATCTGCAAACACAAGAAATCCTTACTTATTTAGAGTTGTAACTCAGAAATATGGTAAAGGTATTGTTCAATATGGTAACAATAACGCAACATTAACTTTCCCTGATAGTAGAACAGGTGGTGGTCAGTATGACGATTTATGTGATTCTGAAGGTAAAATCTATTTAGAAGTTGACTTACAAGTACCGGTATGTATTACTTGTGGAGGTTCAATGGACGGATATACAGGTTCTACTTTTGTGTCTACTGCAGCTATGGGTAATGCGTTTACTGCTACTTACAAAATCTACAAAAACTTAGAGTTTGAAGATAGAATTGGTGAGGTTTCTTTTGACTTAATGTCAGTAACTGTTTCTGTAACAGAAAGAAAATTAAGAGCACAATGGTCTCCTGAGATGGCTCAAGACGTTGCGGCTTTCCATAACATTGATGCTGAGGCTGAATTAACAGCTTTATTATCTGAACAAGTTGCGGCTGAAATTGACCGTGAAATCTTAAGAGATTTACGTAAAGGTGCGGCATGGAACTTACGTTGGGATTACAATGGTTGGAAACGTTTAGGGTCTTCTGCAGTTCCTTACACTCAAAAAGACTGGAACCAAACGCTTATCACAGCGATTAACCAAATCTCTGCTCAAATCCACAAATCTACATTAAGAGGTGGAGCTAACTGGATTGTAGTTTCTTCTGAAATCTCAGCTATCTTTGACGATTTAGAATACTTCCACGTATCAAACGCTTCTCCTGAGCAAGACCAATACAACATGGGTATTGAAAGAGTTGGTACTCTTGCAGGACGTTACCAAGTTTACCGTGACCCTTACTTCCCACCAAACCAAGTGTTAATGGGACACAAAGGAACATCATTGTTAGACACAGGTTATATCTACGCACCATACGTACCATTACAATTAACTCCAACAATGTATAACCCATTCAACTTTACACCTATCAAAGGTATTATGACTCGTTACGCTAAGAAAATGGTTAACAACAGATTCTACGGACGTATCACAGTTGATGGTGTTAGAACATTCGACTTAAGAGAATTGAGATAATCAATATCTTATGATATACCAAAAAGAGGACAAATATTTGTCCTCTTTTTTTTTTTAAAGTATTTATTATAAAACAATAACAATGATTAAACAAAATTGGAATATAAATGAGGATGAAAGAAATAGGATTTTAAATCTTCATGAAAATGCAACTAAAAGATTGTATTTATCAGAACAAACTGAATTTGAAGAATTACCTTACTATGAAATAGACGGAACCGGATTAAAATTTAAAATCCGTAACGGTAAATTATACTATGCTATTGTAGATGAAGAAAATGATTTGGTAATACCTAAAATTTTTATGAATGGTAATGTTGCTGATTTTAAAGTTGATTCTAAAACATTTGAATTACTTCCTAATAAAGGGTTTGAAAATAGTATTGCAATTACAGACGATTTTTGGCCCGATATTGCGGCAGCTCCTAACGCTAAACCTCAAAATTATAATAATGTTGATTTTAAGTTTATAGCAATTCTTCCAAATATTAAGGCAATTGGAACCCCAAATCCAAAAATGGTTGGTAGACCAATTGTTTTTACTGCTGATATAGCACAACAAGATATAGAGACATTAAAAAGATATGGTTTAACACAATCTGAGGATGGGTCAATATCCCCACTCACATATGTTAAAAAGGGTGGTAACGGGATTTATGTAAAATTGTATCCTTCTGCCGGTAATACTTCGTATTATTCAGGAAAACCAAAAGAAACTCCGGAAGAAACACCATTTGAATTAAATATTGAAAGTCCATTTGAATTTAATTCAGTATCATTAACTCCGGAAGCTCAAACAGAATTTGATAAATTTATCCAATCAATTAAAACTAATTACGCTAACGCAACGGGGGATGTACAAGTAACGTCTTCCGCATCTATTGATGGTGACCCTGAAGGTAAAGTTGCCTCAGGTAAAACAAGAGAGGTTTATGATATGGAATTATCTAAAAAAAGAGCTGAATCAATTGTGTCAATTCTTAAAGCTAGTTTACCGGGAACTAAGTTAAACTTTATCCCTAAAGGTATTGGACAAACGGACCAATTTGCTCCCGGAAAAAAATACCCTGAAGTAAAAGATGTGAATCAAACAGCACCTAATAGAAGATTAATAATTAAACTTCCACAAATAATGAAACAACAATAAAAAAAAGGGTCATTTAGACCCTTTTTTTTATTATTAAAATATCTTGATGTTAATAATTTTTTTATCGACATAATCATCAAAACAAAAAACCATAACATATTTGTTAGGACTTGGTAAACTTCCTACGTAAGATGCTGTTTTCATAGTAACTACACCGGTTTTCTTGTATAAAACATAAGAATATCCTGTGTAAGAATATTTTTCGTGTAATTCTACATTTAAATCAAATTCGTCAAAAAATTTAACGTTAGTTAAATTAGTGGTATCTATTTTATAGTTATCCATTAATTTTTTAACCGAGATGGAATCACGTTTCCATAAATCGTTTAATTCATAAAAGTCTCCTGCTTTTCTAATAGTGGGTTGACCAAATGATAAATTTGAGATAAAAATAAAAAGAATGATGGTGATTAAGTTTTTCATATGTGTAGATGTTTTAATATTTGTACAAATATAAATATTTTTTAATTACCCACAAAATTTTTTGAATATATTTATTATAAAATACTTAAAATGATTAAACAAACATGGAATATTGATGAAGATGAAAAAAATAGGATATTAAATCTTCACGAATCGGCAACAAAATTACAATATTTGACTTTAGAGCAATCAGGTCAGCAGTCAGGTGCTGGTGTAAGTACAACTATGAAAACCTCAAATACTGAGTTTCCAAAACAAAATGTGGGAAATCAATTTAAATTTGGAGAGTATCAATCTGATGTTGTGAAAAATTCTATTGCCTCATTAAAACCTAAAATTGAGGAGTTTATTAAAAATAGTGGTGGTAAACAATTTACTGTAAATATTAGTGCCGGTGAATCAAATGTAACAAACCCAAAAGGGTTTGAGACAAAAGGAAGTTTGGCTTTGGCAAGGGCTAACTCAGTTAAACAATATTTTCAAGAGATATTTCCTGAATTAATTAAAAATGGTACTTTAATTATTCAAGGACCTACGGATGTTAGTCAAGTTGTTATAGGTAAAACACCATATGACAAAACTAAAGGAGATAATAAAAACCCACAATTAGTGAAACAATATAGACAAGAACAATTTGTTAATTTTGACATTAAAGGTTCCGGACAGGTAGAAAATATTGCAAGTATTTGTGATTGGACTGCAACAATTACGGGGGGTACGGGAAATCCTTCAAAAAATTATATAACAACAGATATTAAATTAAAAGGTGCCGGTACTTTAACTTTTAATACTGGTAGTATTCCTGATAGAATGATTGTTGTTAATGGCAAAGGAGGGATTACACAAGATACCGGGTATATTGCAACAAAGGCTCATCAGTATTCAAGTTTTAAATATGTTCCGTTATATGTGTCAAGATTAACTCAATTGAATCAAACAATATCAGTTAGTGGAAATAAAATAGTCACCATCAAAGCTAATGATTTTAATAGTTTGATGAAACAAATACTTATGCCTGGTGTTAAAATTCCTGAAGACTCTCAACTTAGAAGTATGGGAGAAACAGAAGTTTTTAACGGTATAGAGGAATTAAAATCGTTATTTAATAAAGGTGTTAGAGAATTTGTTATTTATTCTGTGAGCACAACTGAATTTATTTCAATTCCATTTGATAATAAAACAGGGGATTCTAAAGTTATGGTATATTCTCCGGTTGGTAAAACGGGATATAGCTTAACGGGTAAATGTTAATTTTTTTTAACTTTAATAACTTTAATAACTTTATACACTAATACACCGTTTTTAACGTAAGAGATTGATGTTGTAGTTTCACCATTATACGTTTCAACAAAAATTGAATTAACTCTTACTTTATAAACACGAGATAGTGAATCTAACAAGACGTTGGCATCTTTGTCAATGTCTTTTGTTTTTGGTTTGGTTTGTGAGAACGTTAATGTTCCAATAAGTAATAATAAGGTAACAAATAATTTTTTCATAATTTCTATATTTTTGACAAATATAAATACTTTTTACTACACTGCAAAATTTTTTCACATATATTTATTCATAGATTTTAGATTATTGGTCCCGAGTCATTTTGACTTTTGAGTATTCACGGACACGAAGGTATCAGTAACATAGTCATTAACTATTATAAAATTAAGTAAAATGAATTACACAACTGCGGTGAGCAAACCAAACGCTCACATCACAAAGAAAAAATCGCGTCTAAAAATCTACAATGGACACGTGGTCTTCATGGAAGACCAAGACAATTTTGAATTCGAAATTCATAACCCAACAAGAAAAACAGTACTTTGTAAAATTAAATTGAACGGAGATTATATCTCTCAAAGTGGTTTAGTTTTAAGACCGGGTGAAAGAATCTTTTTAGAGAGGTTTTTAGACACTAATAATAAATTTCAGTTCAGTACCTACTCTGTTAATAATACTTCCGAAAATCAATCGGCAATATCGTTAAACGGGGATGTTAGGATAGAGTTCTATGATGAAAAGGTTGTTCATGTAAATAACCTTAATCTTAACCATTCCGGTACATATCGTCCATGGGCGAATGATGTATTGTATGGAAATTTAAACCACACAGGTGGATATGTCCCAACAACATTTACAACTAATACAACAAGTTTTATTGGAGGTTCAAACGCATATTATACTAATACATCATCAGTTGATTTGAGTATACCTCGTACTCGTAGTAAAAAATCAATCGAGACAGGTAGAGTTGAGAAAGGTGAGAAATCTAATCAAAATTTCCAAAACTCATACGAGGAATTTAATTCTTATACTTCTCATCAGATATTGTATAAGATACAACCACTAACAACTAAAAATAAAACATCTCAGGATATCAGACAATATTGTACGGAGTGTGGTACCAAGACAAAATCAAACTTTAAGTTTTGTCCGTCTTGTGGTAATAAATTATAAAAACAGAAAAAGGTCCCGTGAGACCTTTTTTTTTATTCTGTTGTTTCGGATTGGTTGGGATTATTCGATATTGCCTTATGTAATATTCGTAATGATTTTGAAACCAATTCTGTTTCTTGCATTGTGAATAATCTAGTTTTGTGAACATAATGTAATGATTCAGTTAAAAGGTAAAAAGATTGTTCGATTGTCATTTCATCAATTAATTTATCCACATCATCAGGTGAATTGTACCCTACACTATCAAATAATAATCCAATTGGTTGTCTTTCGTGTTCCATTATTCTTAATTTGTATATTTATTAATAAGTTAAGTATATGAAAAAAAATAGAATAAATGAAGCTACAGGTTCCGGAAATTCCGGACATTATAAAACACCTATTGTGATGGCACCTCAAATTTGGGAAAAAAAACAATTAGGTCCATTTACCGATAGTGTTTATCATTATTCAAATGCAGAATTGGCGTATGAGGAGGCTGATGGTGATTTTAAAGAAACACCACAAAAAAGAAAAGAAATTGAAAACAGAACAATAAAAATTTCAAAAATTTTAATGAAACAAAAACAAAGTTATCAAGGACAAAATGATGAAGAAGGTTCTGCGGTTAATCCTACCTTAAGTGGTAAACCTCTTAAAGAAGATTTGTTAAAAGAAGATTTGGCAGTTTGGTTTGGTACTAAGAAAAAACCAAAAGGGTCTAAACAACCAAAAGGTCCTTGGGTTAATATTTGTCGTAAAGTTGATGGAAAACATCCACCATGTGGTCGACCTGACGCGAGTCCAAAAAGTTATCCAAAATGTCGTGCGGCCGGAGTCGCGGGAAAAATGAGTGATAGCCAAAAAAAATCTGCTTGTTCACAAAAACGTAGAGAAGAAAAGAAAGACCCTAAAATTGGTAAAGGTAACAAACCAACAATGGTTAGTTATAAACCAAAAAAACCTCAAAACGAATCGTTAAGAGGTTTAATCATCAAAATAATTAAGGAACAATATAAAAATTAAATTAAGTTAATTTTCCAAGTATGGTTGTTAACGAATGTTTGATTTGACTTTTAATTTCAGTTTCAAATTCCAAACGTAATCTTTCCACTTTTTTATCGAAGATGTTATTTAACTTATCAGAAATAGTTTGAGTTAAATTAACGTCGTAATTATAAACGTGATTCGTGATGTTAATTCTATTGCTGGATAAAACAATAAACACACCTAAAGAATCATTTTTGATGTATCTTTTATGAGATAATGGTGCAATTAAAAAAGTCGAATCCGGATGAGCAATTAATTTTCTACAAATTGCGGAAGACTTAATTTCATTTGCATCAACAGATGACATATCAGTTCTTGATATACTTTTAAATCTTAAATAGATTTTTAATCCTAATCTTTTAAATAATCTTTTGAAATATCTCTTCATTTGTTTAGTGTTTTTAACAGGACAAAGATAAACATATTTTTTAAATTACCAAAACATAATAAAAAAATAATGACTTATTTTACTTTTTAACTTTTTTAGGTTATACTTATAAATGTAAAAACAAAATGATGAAGTGTACGTATAGTTACTTATTAAAAACGAAATAACAAAAGTCCCTAGGCTAATAGTCTTTGGGACTTTTTTATTATAAACCAAAAATAAATTTAAATGAAAACAAAATTTTTCGGAGCGTTGCTATTAACATTAGCATTTTCGTTGGGTGCTTTCTCCCAAACAAAAGGAAAGGTAGTTGACCAATCTACAAATGAACCATTGGTCGGAGCTCATGTTCAATTTAAAACTGAACATACCTCTACAGGTCTTGAAGGAGAATTCGAATTAAAGACCGCAAAGACTAACGATATTATCACAATATCTTATTTAGGTTATGGGAAAAAACAATACACAATTAATGGTGGTAATGTTGTCATTTCTTTGAATCCTGAAGAAAACTCACTTGCGGAAGTTGTGGTTGTTGGTAAAGGGGTAATTGACGTTGCTCAAGGTCGTAAAACACCTATTGCTGTGTCTACCATTAAAATGGCTGAGATACAAGCTAAAATCGGTTCTAATGACATTACACAGACATTGGTTAACACACCATCTATTTATGTTGCAGGACAATCAGGAGGTTTTGGTGATTCAAGAATTTCAGTTCGTGGATTCCAACAAGATAACACAGCTTTCTTATTAAACGGACAACCGATTAATGGTATGGAAGATGGTAAGATGTATTGGTCGAATTGGTCAGGTATGGGTGATATTGCTAACGCAATTCAAATCCAAAGAGGACTAGGTTCTTCTAAATTGGCAATATCTTCAGTGGGAGGTACTGTAAACTTTATTACCAAAACTATTGATAAAAGAGAAGGCGGTTTCGTTTCAACTAATGTTGGTAATGATAACTATTTAAAAACAACTGCAACATATAGTACAGGTTTAATGAAAAACGGACTAGCAGTTACAACAATGTTCTCACATTGGGAGGGTGATGGTTTTAATGATGGAACTCAAGGACAAGGTCAAAATTATTTTATCTCTTTGGGATATAAATTAAATGACAAACATAATTTTAACTTCTTGATTACAGGTGCACCACAATGGCACAACCAAAACTTTAGTAAAAGAATTTCGGATTATTTAGGATTCGGTAGAAAGTACAATAACAACTATGGTTATTTGAACGGACAATTTTTATCTGAAAGAGTAAACTTCTATCACAAACCGGTTGCAAATATTAACTGGGATTACAAGATTAGTGAAAAAACTAATTTATCGACAGTGTTATATGCATCTTGGGGTAGAGGTGGTGGAACAGGAAACTACGGAGCGTCAGGGAACAAAAAATTCAAAACTGAATTAAACCCTTATACTAACCAAGTTCAAAACACTTATATTGACTTTGACCAAATTTACGCAAACAATAGTGCAATTGCGAACGGAGCAGGTACTTTTGCTAATAGTTATTTAATCAGGTCATCAATGAATAACCATTCTTGGTATGGTGTGGTATCTAATCTTAATACAAAATTAACTGAGAACCTTAATTTAAATTTAGGGGTTGATTTAAGAACTTATGATGGTACACATTACAGACAAGTTAATAATTTCTTAGGGTTAAATAATTTTACAGACTCAAGAAGACTAAGAGGTGCTAACCATCAAATGCAAGGTGTTAATGTTTTACAAACGGTTACAGAATCGTTGTCAACAAATCCTTGGGGTGCATCATTTAACAATTTAAGTGAATCTCAAAGAATTGATTATGATTATAGCGAAACAATTAACTATGGTGGTATCTTTGGACAATTAGAATATAGTAAAGATAATTTCTCAGCATTCGTACAAGGGTCATTATCAAATCAAACACACGTAAGATTTGATAGATATGATTATTTACCGGAATTTGAGGAATCAGACAAAGTAGAAAATTTAGGGTATAACCTTAAAGCGGGTGGTAGTTATGCAATTAACGATAAACACTCATTCTACGTGAATACAGGATTATATTCTCGTCAACCATATCACGACAACATTTATTTGAACTTTACGAATGAAGTTAACCCATTAACTTCAAATGAAAAAATATTTGGTTTAGAGGGTGGATATACATTCAAATCTAAATATGTAAGTGGTAGTGTTAACGCGTATAGAACTTCTTGGAAAGATAGAGTTGTTTCATCATCAAGAGTTGTAACATTAGCGACAGAGACAATCGGAACAACAGTATTGACTCAAGGTGATTTAGTTTACAAATCTAATTTAGGTGTAGAACAAATTCACTCAGGAGTTGAGGTTGATTTTATTGTTAAACCAACAACCAAATTAGACATTAAAGGATTTGCATCTATCGGAAATTGGGAATACAATGGTAATTCAATTACAAGACAAACTGACGAAAATCAAAATTTATTAACAGAAACTTTAGTTGATGTTGATGGTGGTAAAGTTGGTGACGCAGCTCAAACTACTTGGGGATTAGGTGCTAAATATGAAGTATTAAGAGGTTTATCTGTTGACGCTGATTGGAGAACTTATGAAGAGTTATATGCAAGTGTTGGTGCGGTTAAAGATAATTTATTATTACCATCATATGATTTAGTTGACGCAGGTGTTTCTTATAAATTATTATTAGGTAAAAACAAAAAAGATAATTTAACTTTTAGAGTAAATGTTAACAACGTATTTGATGAAGTTTATTTATCTGAATTATCAAGTAATATTAAAACAACTGACAATATCAGTTCAACAAACCCATCTTTAGGTACTTACCAATCAAATGGTAGAGTTTATAATGGAATTGCTGATGGTAACCAAGGTTTCTTTGGTTTAGGTAGAACTTGGAACTTATCTTTACGTTACAACTTCTAATTAGAAACTAACATATAAAATAAAACCCCCTTAATTGGGGGTTTTTTATTTGTTAACAATATGGTGATGAACACCTTTTTTTACCATCTAATCCGGGTTTGGTCCCTTTACATACTTGAACTGCGTATCCGTTGGCGTACGCTGATGGGTAAACATCAAACTTTGACTTAGCAGCAGCTTTTCCTCTTGCACATAACTTAGTTCCGGTTTTCTTTCTACCTTCTGTAATGTCTTCGTAATCAATGTATTCTTTTTTTGTTTCGTTCATTAAGAAATCAAATACTTGGTCCATATTATTTTTAGCTTCAGTTACGTGGTCATCAGCCCAATCATGTCCTCCTTCATTAATTATGTCATCAATTTGTTGAGGGTCCATTTCTAACAATATTTCACATTGTCTTTTAATTTGTTGTAGATTACTGAAAAACATATAATCAGCGACTTCTTGTTCTTGAAGAACTTTTTTTACGATTTTATTTAAATCTGATTCTGTAAGTTTAATTATCTTTTTCATTATTTTGTATTTACGATATTAAATGTTAATTGTTTTTTATAAGTATCTTTTTCACCTGAAGTGTTCACTTGAATGTCTACATAATATTGATTTGGTATTTTATCTCTCATATCAAACATGAAGTAATACTCATTAGGTGTTCTATTAATAGGCGTCCAATCTTGAACTAAAACTTCAGTAGTTCCTTCTTTAACATATACTCGATAAAAAGATGATACATCTAACAACAATTGTTGTCCTGTATAAGCCTTTTTAATTGTAACACCAACTTTTCTAATGTCGGTATTAAGGATTTGTTCATTTTGTAATATACCATAGAAATCAAATCCATATTTTTGAGGTTCTCTTGATGTCGACCCAATTTGGATTCCTGCGGTGTATTCTTGAAGAATAAATTGATTTTGGACATTTGGTATTCCTTGTCCATTAATTGTTAAACCTGACCATATATCGTAGAATACACAAGGTGCCGGACTTCCGCTAAATCCATTCGGTACTATAACTTCATAAACT